TGAAAACCGGCGATGTGAAAGCATCCGTGGGTTCGAATCCCACTCTCTCCGCCAAATGGAACATCGGCTGAAGAATTTCGACATTTGCGGAAGTACCCAAGTGGCCGAAGGGGCTCCCCTGCTAAGGGAGTAGGGTGTGTAAAAAGCGCCGCGGAGGTTCAAATCCTCTCTTCCGCGCCAAGAAAAGCAAGAGAAAACATTGCGTTTTCCCTTGCTTTTTCTTTAATATTGTCTTGTTTTGCTAAGAAAAGTTCAATTCTTGTATTTCAGAAAATGCCTTTACCCCTAAGTTTACCCCAATTGGATTTTTTACCCCTAAAAACTGCGGAAAGAAGCTCCACCGGCTGGCTGACTGGTGGAGCTTTCTTTTATGCCTTTTTCAGCTTTTCATAATATGACTGCGTTCTTGCTGCGGTGTCCTTCATCATCTGTTCTGATGTGTGGGCGTAGACGTTCAATGTGAAACTTGCGGTAGCGTGTCCCATGAAGTCCTGCACGCTTTTAATGTCCGCGCCGCTGGCGATCATCACCGTGGCTGCGGTGTGGCGCAGATCATGCACACGCGCGTCCGGGCGTCCGATACTGGCAGCGATCTTCTTAAAGTACTTGTAAAAGGTATGAATGGCGAGATGCGTTCCGAGTTCATCCGTAAAAACGAGATTGTCGTCGTTGCTCCATAGCTTACCGCCTTTGAGCTTGTTTTGCGCCTGCCGACGCTTTTCATCCCGGAGATATTCAAAGCAGAGCGGGGGCGGCTCGATCGTGCGCGGCTTGCCGCTCTTGGTGGTGTCGGCAATGTAGTAAGCGCCGTTCTTTTTCTTTTCGCGTTGGAGCTGCTGACTGACGGTGATACGCTCTTTTTCAAAGTCGACCTGTGACCACGGGAGACCGAGCAATTCTCCCTCACGCAGACCGGCAAGCAGACAGACGGCAAGCGCGTTTCGATAAGGGCTGTCCTCAATCGCTTCAAGAAACTTTGGAATATCCTCATCACGCAGCGGCGCTATTTCGCGCTGTAACACTTTCGGTTGCTCTGCGGCGTCACAGGGGTTACTTACAATGATTCCCTGTTTCAACGCAACAGAGAGCGCCTTATGCAGTACGGCAGCGCAGTTCTTGACGGTCTTTCCGCTCAGTCCCTTTTTGGTCATGGCGTTATAAACCTTCTGGACGTGTGCGCCGCGCAGAGCTTGCAGCTCGATAGCGCCGATCTGTGGCTTGATGTAATTCTTGATACAGGCCTGATAGTGAAGGTATGTTGTCGGCTTGATCTTATTGGCGGCAAAGGTATCGAGCCATTCATCAAGCCATTGTGCGACTGTCGTCTTTTGTGGTGTCAGATATGTACCGCGGTCAATTTCACGGAGAATGGCTGTCATCTGCTTGCGCACGGCGGCTTGTGTGTCTCCGTAGATGCTGCGGCGGATCGGTTTTCCTGTGCCCGGGTCATTGCCGACGGTCACGCGAGCTTCCCATCGACCGTCAGGACGCTGCCGGATGCTGCCTGCGCCCGATGCAGCGCGCGTATTTGCTTTTCTTGGCATTGCTTTTTCCTCCTGCATTTGTTATGATTGGAGGGCAGTAGGCTTCTCAGTTTGCTGCCCCTTATAACCGTCCTCGGTGCTGCAACACCGGGGGCGGTTTTTTATTTTACTTTGCCTGTGAATATTAGCCCTTGTAAAGTAGCATCACTCGCAACATCTTCTAATAACAAAGTAAGGTTTTTATTTGCATTTGATTCATAAATATCAGAAGGGCTTATTATTTCGTCAATAGAAGCTCCGAACTCACCACCTGATAATAACGATTGACCTTCACGAAGTGTTTTAAGAACTATAATAGAATGATTATATACATTCATTGCGCGGCGAATGTCATCAGGCGCGTTATTTTCCATCACATATAACATGACTTCGGCGGGTCTTGAGTCATCATCATCTCCGCTTGTATTTGGCACATTCTCATAAATACTTGCAGCAGTAAGCATTTTTCCAAATTGTGTTATAGCGAGTAGCAAATAGCTGAATGACCTATACTGAAGCATAGTGTTAAGGGAATCTGCTAAACTTTTGCTATCAAGCAGTACATTGATAGACTCCTCTGAAAGTCCAGTATACTTGCAGATTGCCTGTATTTCCGGATTCGCTGTCTTTATGCCGGATCCGCCCAAAAGATAATCTGCACTTACGCCGTAATAGACGGCTAAATCATGCAATGATCTTGCGTCGGGTAATGTGTCCCCTGTTTCCCATAGTCCAAGTGTAGACTTCGATACGCCGAGTATTTTAGATAATTCATCCTGTGATACGCCTTTTTCCCTTCGCAAATCTCTAAGTTGTGTTGGGAAAATGGCATTTTTGTTTGCAGCAGACGACCGCTCTACCCCTGTTTGACTTGCCTTCTTTTGCGTGACCGGAAAAAACATTTGTTCCATATCGATGCTCCTCTGGAAGACTGATTTTCTTGTTGTTGAAATATATTAGAGCAAAAAACTTGTCAAACAAGCGTTCCGTGTGTATAATGCAAGTGACAAGAAATTTGAGACTTAACAGTATTGTATCAAGTTTTTCAGTTTTGTCAACTCGAATTTTATAAGGAGGGGAGAATATGGATCGCATCTTAATCACTGTCACGGAGGCAGCGCGGCTTTTGAGCGTATCACGCCCGACCATCTACAAGTGGTGTAACGTCGCTGGTTTTCCTGCGGTCAAAATCGGCGGTTGTACGCGCATTGTTGCCAGCGATTTAATTGAGTGGGCAAAGACACAGGAAAGGTGAGCTGATTTGTGGCAAGTAAAAAACGTCCCGGCGTGATGTTATATTTTGATTTACGCCCATGTTTGAAAGCTCTATCCCTTGAGCAGAAAGGTCTTCTATTCGATTCAATTTTGTCTTATGGGGAGATTGGCGTTGTTCCGCAGTTTGACGATTCTATGTTGACAGTTGCATGGAACTTCATTCAACCGAAGATAGACGCTGATGCCGAACATTACAAGAAGCGATGCGAAAAGGCACAGGAATCTGCGAATGCTCGATGGGGAAACGTAACGGAGAACACAGAGTATCCAAACGGATGCGAACGCATACCGACGCATACTAACGGATACGAAGGGATGCGTTCAATGCCAACTACAACTTCAACTACAACTAATTCTCTTGTTCCGCCTTCCACCGGAACGAAGAAACCGAAGCAGGTTTTTGAGCCCGACTCACTTCCGTACCGTGCTGCGCGCTGGCTTGCGGATCAGATCGAAGATCGTTTACCGAACTGCACGGCGCATTCAGAAACGACCTTGCAGAATTGGGCGGCGGACTTCGACAAGTGCCATCGACTGGATGGGCACAGCTGGGAGGACATCGATAAGGTTTTACAGTTTTCACAGTTTGATTCGTTCTGGCAAAGCAACATCCTGTCAGGGGGCAAATTCAGAAAACAATACACGCAGCTCCTGGCAAAAATGGGGGGTGGCGGCACGTGATGCAGGACACTTCTTCTCTTGAATATTCCTTGACTGCGACGGTCTGTCTTGAATCGCAGCAGGTCTTGAAACTTCGGCAGCTTGTGAGCACGGACGATTTTTCCATTCCGGCCTGCGCTACAGTTTTTGACGCTGCGGACAACGCTGTGTCGCGGGGCAAAGCGTTTGATGCGAACATCGCCGCTGACGGTCTTCGCGGGCTTGTGGATGACCCTCGTAAGTTCCTCGCCGAGTGCATCGACGTGACGCCTACCGTGGCACACGCGGAGGAATATGCCCGCCTGTTACATACCAGAGCCGCGGAAAAGCGGTTACGCGATGGGGTGCTTGCGGCGCTCGATGAAGAGAATCCGGCGACAGCGATTGCCGAACTCTGTAAGGCACATCTCCTTGACAATGCGGGCGGACGGCTGAAAAGCGTCTCTCAAGCGCTCACAGAGACCTTACAGAGCCTTTCGGCAGAAGAGCAAACGCGTATCAACACGGGCTTCCCGCGGTTGGACAGCATCGTCAAGGGCTTCGAGGCGGGTCAACTCATCATCGTCGGCGCGCGTCCCGGCGTCGGCAAATCCGCTTTTTTGCTTGACCTTGCAGAGAGCGCGGCCAGAAGCGGAAACGAGACGCTTTTCGTATCGCTTGAGATGTCCGCCGCGGAACTGACGGAACGTCTGCTTGTACGGCGCAGCATGGCGACAATGGATAACCTGATCGACCGCGACCTGAACGATGAGACGTGGACAGATATTGCAGCCGTGTCGAATCGGCTGGAACGTTTGCCGCTTCATTTTTGGGACAAGCCAGCCGTGACAGTGAGCAAGATCCGCGGTGCTGCGGCAACGATTCATAATTTGCGGCTGATTGTGGTGGATTACCTCGGCTTGATGCAGGCCGACCGCCGTGCAGACAGTCGAAATCTTGAGCTCGGACAGATCAGCCGCGACTTAAAAAACCTTGCTTCCGAGCTGCAAATCCCCATCGTTGCGGCGGCACAACTTAACCGTGGTGTCAACGATACCGAGCGCCCGACCCTGCTTTCTTTGCGCGATAGCGGAGAGTTGGAGCAGAACGGCTCGAAGGTGCTGTTTCTCTGGCGCGTCGATGAATTCGGCACGGTTGGGGTTTCTGTTGCGAAAAACCGCCGCGGGCGGCAGGGTGTTGTGCAGATGAGCTTTGACGGTGCGCATCAAAAGTTTACTGAACTTTCGGAGCCGTATCGTGAGCTGGAGAAAAAGCGCCGGGGCGGATTTTTGGAGGGTGGCACATGAATATCGGAGGAGAGAAGAAAGAAAAGATGGTCAAAATTCAAATTTTATGGCGGAGGATTTATGACTATCTTGGAAGCGTACAGCATTCTAAAATCAACCAAACCCGCGCGCTGTGAGCGTGAGCGCTATCGCCAGCGTGACGAAATACAGCACCGTGCAATTCCGCTTTTGCCTGCTGATGATCGAGATAAGTTTGAGCGGGCAATGAACCGTCATTTTCGATTATGAAAAAAGCTCTCCCCAAATAGGGAGAGCGGCTCTTGTGGTGAATCCGATTTGTCAATTTTGATTTTACCACAGGAGGAGCGGATATGCAAGCAAAACCACTTGACACACAGGATAAGCAAACAAGCAGCATTGCATCGGCGGTGCAGGCGGGCGAGGCGGACATTCTAAGCCTTTGGGCGGCGGTTGAGCGCTTTGCATGGCAGCAGGCCTTGAGGTGGGCGCGGGCAATGGAAGGTCGCGCAGGTGTCGAGGAAAGCGACCTTCTGCAAGTGGCCTTTATCGCCCTCATGGACACGCTGCCGACATGGGATGTGAACAAGGGTGAATTTCTCACGCTGTACGGCATTAAGCTCAAGGCGGAGTTCACAGAAGCCTGCGGGCAGAGAACTCAGCGGGTGCGATGTGACCCCATCAACAGCGTTTGCCGGTCGATGGACGAGCCGATAGGCGACGAGGACAGCGACCTGACGCTTGGTGACACAATCTCAGATGAAGCAGCAGAAGAAGCCTTTGAGAACGTCGAACAACGGGACTTTCAACAGGCCGTGCAAGCGGCGCTTGCACAACTGCCGGATGCACAACGCGAGGCGATCATCAGTGAGTTTTGGCTTGGTCAAAAGCCTGATGCAAAGGCGCGGCGGGAAGCAATACGAGCCCTGCGGCACCCGCGTATCCGCAAACCGCTGATGGAGTATTACTAATAAAAAACACTGAAACGTCAGATAAAGCAGAGCCGGAAAGGGGGCTTTTCAAACTTTGGCAAAGAAAATTCGAGACGAGACCATTATTGACGCGCTTTTGATCTCCGCGACGGTGCGGAGCGCGGCGGCAAAGCTCGAGATCAACGAGCAGACGATCTATCGCCGAAAACGCGACGCGGAGTTTATGCGGAAGTATAGCGAGGCACGGCGAGAGCGAACGGAGGCAGCACGGAATGTGCTGCAAGAACGGGCGCACGCCGCGGCGGACACATTGGCAACGATCATGCAGGATGCAGACGCGCCCGCACAGACCCGCGTGAGTGCCGCGGCAGAGATTTTACGTCAGACGGTGAAGTACACAGAAATCACAGACATCATGCAGCAGCTTGACGAGCTTGAAGCTTGGCGAAAGGAGCAGGAAAACCGATGAGGAAAAATTACGATATTCGCCTTGCGGCGCTGCGGGAATACATCAGGTCGCTGTCAGCCGATGAGACGGTCTTCATCGTCGAGGGCGGCGGTGAGTTCCGCACGGCAGAAGATGCGTTTACGTATTTGCGTAAGTATGGCGCGGTGACGCCGGACGGCAAACGCATTGTGCTGTATCCCCATCCTGTCGAGGGCGTTGACCCGTTAAGCCTGTCGCTCTATCAGATGATTGATGAAGCAATCGAGCAAGGTAAGTTGGAACTGCCGGAATTGGAGAGTGACGAGATTGGAGGTGCCCTTGAATAACGGAATTAAAGCCCGCCTTGCCTCTTTACAGGCGATTGCAGCGCAGGAGAAAACCGGCGCAGCAATTATGACCCTGCTTGAAAATGGCGCGTGGGCGGCTTGTAGAGCGCCGCAAAGCCCCGCAAAGGTGTTCCAGACGCAGGAGGCGGCACGAGATTATTTATCAGACTGCGAATGCGTTATCATTATCGACCTTTAAGAAAAACAGCGCAAAAGCGCACAAAACAGAAAGGATAATTTACACCATGAGCAAGTTTAACATTTATGCCCGAAAGCTCGATACAGCTTTCAAAGAAGCCCGCAGCGAATACAACACCGCTTTCCGCGCACTCCAAGAGGCGCAGCAGGCCAGCCGTGACGCTAACGCATGGAAGCCCGGAGACAGCGCCGAGGAAAAGCAGGTTAGAACAACCCGCGCAGCGCTAAAGCTGCATGACGCAGAAGCCACCTTTAACGAGGTGAGCGCCCGCGTTTGGGACAACTTCAAGGCCACGCGCCGCACGATCCGCGCCGAGCTGGAACAGGCAGTGCGCGCCGCCAATATTGCAAACCCTGACGCAATCGACAATAACGCCCTTGAGCTGATGAAAACCAGCGTTCTTTCCCCGGCTGATTACTCCGCATTCATGGAGAGATTCGACAGCAACCACACCATGTTAAGGTTAGTTGGTCACTACGCAGCCGAAGCCGCAAAGACTACGGACAGCCGCCGAGAGGCCGCAGTCCTTAACGCTATCGCTCTTGACTGCCAGAGCGGGGAGGGCGCAGTCATGCGGGCATGGGATAGCATTTCGGCAATTTCTGACAGTTGCGGCGACGGGGACGGCTACCGGCGCAAATCGCCCGGTGTAATTGTCAGCATGAGCGAAAAATGGGACGATCTCGCGGGCGAGGCCGTGGAGAACTTCTGATTTTCGATAAGCGGCAGAGATCAACATTCTGATACAAAGCTTCCTGAAAACAAATTTAAGGAGAGATAAACATGGAACTTAGTTTTGCAAATGGCGTGCAGGAATACACCGTGCACGGCGTTAAGGGCGATGTGATCATTCGATTCAACCCGACTGACGGCGCATTTATCCAGCGTCTTTACAACGCATTTGATACGCTGGACAAGAAACAGGAGAAATACGCAGATGAGGTGCAGAAGTGCGGCGACCGCGTTGAGATTTTCAACATTGCCGACCGCCGCGACAAGGAGATGCGCGAGATTATTGACGGCCTTTTTGAAGAGCCGGTATGTGACAGCATCTTTGGCAGCATGAACCTCTATGCGATGGCGGACGGCCTGCATGTGTGGACAAATTTCCTGCTTGCGCTGATGGATGAGACAGACAGCGCCTTTGCTCGTGAGCAGAAAGCCACGAATCCGCGCATTCAGAAGTACACGGCAAAGTATCGCCGATGAATTGGGGCTTGCCTACCTCCGTCGAGATCGGCGGAGAGAGCTATGAGATCCGCACGGACTTTCGCGTTATCCTCGATATCTTCGTAATGCTGAGTGATCCTGATTTGAGCGGCACTGACCGCGCAGAGGGCATCTTGCAGATGTTCTATGTCTCGCCTGAGGATATCCCGCCGCAGCATTTGCAGGAAGCTGTAGACCGTTTTACATGGTTCCAGAACGGCGGACAGGAGACGGACAAGAAGAAATCGCCGAAGCTGGTCGATTGGGAGCAGGATTATCCTTTGATTCTCCCGCCCATCAACCGAGTATTCGGGCAAGATATCCGCGGAATCCCTTATGATGCGGAGACCAACACCGGGGGCGTCCATTGGTGGACGTTCCTCGGTGCGTATAACGATCTCGGGGACTGCACCTTTGCTCAGGTCGTGCGCATCAGAGACAAAAAAGCACGAGGAAAGACGCTCGAAAAGGACGAACGCGAATGGTACCGCCGCAACAGCGACCTCGTGAACACAAAAAATAAGCTCAGCCAGGAAGAAGAGACCACCATTTCGACTTGGTTGAAATTGGGGAAGGAGTGATTAAATGGCGAATGCTGACGGCAGCGTGATCTTCTCCTGCGACTTGGATTCGACCAAAGCACAAAAGAAACTGAGCAAGCTGCGTGACGAGATATCCGAACTGAACAGCAAGCTTGAAAAGGAAACGGGCAATAAGATGAACCTTGAAAAGCAGCTTGACGCCGCATCTCAGGCAGCGAAAGCTACTGAGGAACGCGTGAAGATGCTGCGAAAGGAAGTCGAACGGCTGAACGACCGCGAATGGATCCAAAAACAGGGCTTTACACAGAACGAGTATCAAACGCAAGTGCTCGACCGCCGCGCCGCTGCGGAGGCGGAGCTCAAACAGCAGGAAGCGCTTTTGCACACGCAGACGAAAGAGGTCAAAACGCTTTCGGCTGCTTACGAAGAGACGACCGCCAACATCGACAGCATGCCGGTAAAGCTCGACAAAGCAAAGGTCGCTGCCGGTGAGATGATTGCCAACGTGGAGCAAGAGCGCAAGGAGCGCGAGGCGGAGAATTCCGCGCTTGCCAAAGCGGGCCAGTATGCCGCGCGTTTCAGAGATCAGGTCAAGAGTTTAGCGCGCTCTATGCTTGTATTCTCAGTCATCACGGCGGCGCTCATGGCGCTACGCAAGCAGATCAAGGCGGCTATTGCGACCAGCGCAGAGGCATCCGACGCTTTTGCCCGCCTCAAAGGTGCGCTGCTGACGCTGGCCGCGCCTTTGATGGACGTACTCATTCCGGCGCTGACGTGGCTAATGAATCTGCTTGCGGCCATTGTGTCGGAGATCGTGACAATCATCTCGATTCTGAGCGGTAAGTCAAAGAAGAGCATGGAGGCATCGGGTAAAAACCTCTACAAAGAGGCCGCCGCCATTGACGCGACCGGCAAGGCGGCAAAGGAAGCGACAGACGCGCTCGCGGCGTTCGATGAGATCAACAAACTCAGCACGACAACGTCCGTTGGCGGCGTTGGCGGCGGAGCATCCGCCATTGCGCCGGACTTTGATTTTGACGAAGGGCCCATGATGGAAAAGCTCGACAAGGTGTTCCAGAAGATCAACGATATCTTTAAGACCATCCGCGCGGGGCTTGAGATCGTCGTGGATGACCTAAAATGGAGCTTTGACAAGAAAGTTATCCCCAAGAGCAAGGCAACATGGCTGACCGTTTTAACGGCGCTGCTCGGTGCAACACTCGGCGCGGCGTTCGGCGGCATCACGGGCGGCGTCATCGGTTTATCCCTCGGCGTGCTGCTGGGGCTGTACCTTGTGGGCCTTGACCCCGAAACATGGAAAACCGAGATGGACGCAGAGGATGCGTGGATCGTGGTCATCACGGCTTTGCTCGGTGCGCTGCTTGGCAGCGTGTTTCTTGGCATCACCGGCGGCGTGGCCGGTTTCAGCCTGGGCGCGATCCTCGGCCTCTATCTCACCGGCTTTGCAGAGGGGGACGAGGAACACGGCGGCAAATCGCAGCTTCTTTCCGAGTTGATCGTCGTGCTGTGCGCGCTGCTTGGTGCAGTCATCGGTTCTATCGTGACGCCGGGCGTCGGTACAGTCGTCGGCATGGGATTAGGCCTGATTCTCGGACTGAGCATTTACAGCGTCCGCAAAGACCCGAAGAAGGGCACGCAGCGGCTTGTCAGCATCGGGCGCAGCGTACTTCTTGGACTGCTGGCCGGTGTTCTTGGCGTTGGCCTTGCAGCGCTGGGCATCGTCAGCGCCGGTACGGCGTTCATCATCTCGGCGGCGATCGGCCTTGCGCTGAAATTTTTCGTCGATAGTGTGGACGATTCCAAAGTCAGAAAAGCAACGTCCGGTTTTACCGGTACGCGCGTATCAAAAAAGGCACCGGCGCGCAGCCGTCGCGTGGCGGCGCAGAGCTTAGACGGCAATGCGCCTGTGTACAACGATATCCCAGCGCTTGCGAGCGGTGCGGTCATCCCGCCGAACCGAAAGTTTCTTGCCGTGCTGGGCGACCAGAAGAGCGGAACGAACGTCGAAGCGCCGCTTTCGACCATCAAGCAGGCGGTCATGGAGGCGCTGGCACAGGGCAGCCGTGAGCCCATCAATGTGAACCTCGTTGTGGATGGTAAGACGCTTGCCCGCGTGGTCGTTCCAAACATCAACAACATGACGCGCGCAGCCGGTAAGCCCGTGCTGCTGTACTAACAGGAAAGGAGAATGCAAATGTTTATCCTCGGCTATGATGTCGTGCTCGAGCGACTGGAACGAGTGATCCACCAGCTCGTGGAGCTGCAGACGGCGGAGTAAAGGGCGGCTTCAAAACAAGAAGGTGTTGCAGCCCCCCTGCTGGCTTGCAAGACGCACGGTAACACTGCGAGAATACAATAAGCACCGGCAAAGCAAAAGCCCACAGGAGCGCTCCTGTGGGCTTTCTGCGTTATCTGAGAGGATCTATCGGCAAACGATTGACCGTTAAGCATTTGACAACAGTCTGTTTGCAGTCCGATAAAGGACAGGTGAAACAGCTTTCGCTGTACTCACACACTGTATTCTTTGCTACTCTTCGGCAGACTCTACGGGCTACTGTACACTTTGGCGCGCATACATGGGAAAGCGGCGTGTTGATCAGATCATGTGCTCGAATGCACTCATCTGTGCTCATTCGGGAGCACCTTCTTTCCGAAAAGCTCGCGTTCGCGCTCAACGGTCATAGTTGCGCCGATGAGCAGCACCTTTCCGAGCGGCGTTTGCACGACCGGATAGAATCTATCGTTATCGTTCATAGCGTGACCTCCATGCTTTGCATCATCTCTTTGACGGATACGCCGGACAGATCAGCGACAAAGGAAAAGCGCGTGCCGCGTTGACGGTATGCAGCCCCGCAGCACGGGCAAATAAAAACCGTGGCCGCACTCATCAGCGGCGTCGTGCAGCGGGCGCAGTAGAGAAGCTTCATGCGCTTGCCCCCTTACCTGTCAGAAGTTTCGCCTCCGCTTCCTGCTCCGCTAACATTTTCTTAATCCTCGCGAGGACAAGTCCTGCTTGCTCCTCGTCGAGTGATAGGATTATACCGTAGGCGTGGATGCGTTCCATCATTTCACGCTCTGCCTTTGTCATCGCTCATGGTCTCCTTTCTCCCGGCCTCTGCGCCCAGACAATAGGCCACGTTTAGGGTTGTCCAGCGTCCGGCGTTGGTGTGCCGTTTCAAAATTTGCTCCTGATCCTTGAATGGGATAAAGCGGCCCTTCAATGCCTTTTTCACACGCTTTTCCCACGCCGTGGATGCTTTGGGGGCCTCTGGTTCCACTCCGTACTGGTGGACGATTGCCAGTACTTCCCCATGAACTTCTACGCCGTTAGCCGGATACTCCCCGCTACAATCGTAATCGTCCATGTAATAGGTCTTTATCGTGTTTCCGTGCCG